CCCGCGCGCGGCGCGTTTGCGCGCCTCGGTGTGGAGTTCCTCCAGCGCGGTGCGGCGGCGGCCGAGCGCCAGGGCTTCCGCGTTGGCGGTTTGGATGGCGAAGGCCAGTTCGTCCACCGTGGCTGCGTCGAGCGCGACGACAACGTCGTGGCCATCGGCGCCGCGATAGCTGATGTCGTCGGGAAGGTGTTCGCCGTAGATGGACGGCAGCTGCTGGCGCAGCGAAGCGATAAAGCTGGTGCTCATGATCAGTGCTCCGAATCGAGGGAAAGGGTGAAGGACGGCTTGCCGGAATCCACGGTGCGAGCGGCGGCGAACTGCTGCTGGAGCGCCGGAGGCCAGTTCGCGAAGCGGGATTCGGAGACGGACAACTTGATGTCGAGGTAGCCCTCGACCTTCTCGCCCGAGGCCACGATGCGCTCGGCGATTTCTGCCAGTTGCTTCTGATCCCAGCTGACCTTCTTGGGCAGATCGAACTTGATGCGCAGCGGGCCATCGTCGATGTGTGCGGTGCCGAAGTCGCGGCCCGAATCACGCAGTGCCGTGCGGGCCTGCTCGCCGTAGGCGGCATCGAGCGCCGCCTCGAACTTGGTGCGCGCCTTCTTGAGCCAGTCGAGGGCCTCGTCGAGGTTCTTGTCGATCTCGGCCTTCTGCGCGGCGGGCAGCGCCGCCAGCTGGCTGACGGACATCGCGGCGATGTCGGCGGGAAAGAGGGTGATGTCGTTCATGGCATCGCTCCTCAGACCGCCGCGCGCTCGGACGTCGAGTCGTGCAGCGCCTGGCGCTCGAACTCGATGACCGCGTCCACGGGATAGCCGACGCGCTTGGACAACTTCAGGTAGCGCGGGCCGCGACCTTCGCTGCGCCAGCGCTGGAGGGTCTTGGGGCTGACGCCCCACCGCTGCGCCAGTTCGTTTTCATTGAGCACCCGGCGGTCGCCGGGCGAGAGGCTGTTGATCGCCTGATGCGGCGACCGGGGGATGGTGCTGGCTGGTGTCTGCATGGAATGCTCCTGTGACGTTGTTGAGGAACAGGTGTCATTCCAAACTTCGGGTGGCGAACCTTTAAGGGACGCAATGGCGAACCACGCGGGAACTTCGGGTTCGCCAATCCACCGGTGCGTAAACGCAGACGGCGAGCACATGGCTCGCCGTCATCGGGGAAATCGGGGGGGATTCAGGCGTCGGGGAAGCCCAGCAGCCGACGCTGCTCGGCCCAGTCGCGCGGCAGCAGGTCCTGGCGGCCGCGCAGCGTGTGCAGGTTCAGATGCCGGGGCTGGCGGCCCTCGAAGATCGCCTCGACGATGTCCGGTGCCAGCATGGTCATGCGCAGCACCTCGGCCGCCCAGCCTGGCTCCAGTTTCAGCGCGCGCGCCAGGTCGGCGGTCGTCGGATAGACGCCTTCGTCGATCAGCCGCTTCCAGTAGAACGCCTTGCCAAGCGTCTTGATCATCGGCACGTCGAAGCCGCCCGCCGCAGTGATGGCGTCGGGCGCAGGCGGAATCAGCAGCTTGCGGTTCTGGCGGCGTTTTATCGTCAGCGGTACCAGCGTGACGCGCTGACCGCCGCTGACGTAGCTGCGGGCATCGGCTCCGACCTCGATGCGGACGGTGAGCTTGCGCGGATTGGTCGCGGCGCTCATGCCAGCGTTTCCTCGGCCTGTTCGCTGGATTCCTCGACCAACGGATGCGCGCCGATGTCGGCACCGAAGCCGATCCAGCCGTCCTCGCGCCAGACGATGTCCAGCCCGTGCCCGTGCAGTTGCACCCGTTCGATCAGCAGCCGCGTGATGCGCTGCTGCTCGGCGGGGAACAACTGCGCCCACACGTCGCCGATGCGCTGCATCGCCACCACCACCTGCGCTTCGTCGAGCGTGCTACCTGCGGGATGTTGCTGGCAGGCGCGCCAGACCGCGATCAGCATCTGCGGAGCCGACAGTGCCGCGTGGATTTGCGCCAGCACCGCGCTCTCGATTTCGGCGGCGGGCAGATGACCCACGTCAGACGCACCGGGCGACAGGCTCGCACCCGCACTGCGCCGCTTGTGCAGGTAGGGAACGTAGTAGCGGTACTGCCGCCCGTTCTTCTTCTTGACGAAGGAGTGCAGCATGCGCTGCCCGTCGGGCGCGAACAGCAGGCCCGCCAGCAGCGCCGGATGCTTGGCTGCGTGCTCGCGCGGCGCTTGCTTGCGCCGTTCGATGAAGGCATGCGCCGCGTCCCACAAACCCCGTGGCACGATCGCTTCGTGCTGGGCGGGATACCAGGTGCCGTGGTTGCGGATTTCCCCCAGGTAGATGCGGTTGCGCAGCATCGAGAAGAGGTACTGCTGGTCGATGGTGCGGCCCGAGCGTTCGCGCCCCGTCTGCGTCACCCAGGCCTTGGTGGTATGGCCTTCGATGTCCAGTTCGCGCACCAGCCGCGCCGCCGAGCCATGCTCGGCGTAGCGCCGGAAGATGTCGCGCACCAGAGCCGCCTCGCGTTCGTTGACGACGAGCTTGCGCTCGACCACGTCATAGCCCAGGGGCGGAATGCCACCCATCCACATGCCCTTGGCCTTGCTGGCGGCGATCTTGTCGCGGATGCGCTCGCCGGTCACTTCGCGCTCGAACTGCGCGAAGGACAGCAGGATGTTGAGTGTCAGCCGCCCCATCGAGGTCGTCGTGTTGAACTGCTGGGTGACGGAGACGAAGGACACGCCGTTGCGGTCGAACACCTCGACCAGCTTGGCGAAGTCCGGCAGGCTGCGCGTGAGGCGGTCGATCTTGTAGACCACCACGGTGTCGATCTTCCCGGCCTCGATGTCGACCATCAGGCGGCGCAGCGCGGGGCGATCCATGTTGCCGCCGGAGTAGCCGCCGTCGTCGTAGCCGTCGCCGACGGCGATCCAGCCTTCGTGTCGCTGACTGGCGATGAAGGCGAGGCCCGCGTCGCGCTGCGCTTCGAGGCTGTTGTATTCCTGATCCAACCCCTCGTCGGTGGACTTGCGGGTGTAGACGGCGCAACGCTTCTTCGGCGTGACCGGCGGCAGCGGCTTGGCGCGCGGCGAACTCATGCCGCCACCTTCTTCGAGGCGGGCGATTTGAGGCCGAAGAACACCGGGCCAGACCAGTGGCTGCCGGTGATGTGGCCCGCAATCGCGGACAGGCTCTTGAAGCGTTGCCCTTGGTACTCGAAGTCGTTCGAGCCGCGCACCAGTACGCGATGCTCGACGTCGTCGTAGATGCGGGTGAGGATGGTTCCGGGCAGCAGGCGCTGGCTATCGCCGCGCAGTTGTTTGGGCAGGATGCCGGTTTCGCCGACCTCTTCGAGCTTCTTGCGCAGCGCGGGTTTCAAGCCGCCGAAGGCGCGCTCCTGAATCCGGTAGGCCAGTCGGCTCTCCAGCCAGCCGCGATGATGGTGGCCGGGCCGCTCGTCGAAATGCTCGTCCCACAGTTTCCAGAGATCATCCATCGAGAGATGGGGAAGACCGGCGACCTGGGCGGCGACCGAGGTGGTGGTGGATGGTGCGTGTGCCTTCATGGGCGAACTCCGTGGTGGTGATCGGGGTTCGCATTCACGCGCTGTTGGCGGGAGAAGCCAAGGCGAACGCACTCGCTGTTTTTGGGGTCGCGCGGCGGACGCGCGCGCAGGCGCAGCAGTGCTGCGGCCAGCAGATCGGCGATTTCCTGATGCGCGTGCCGGGGTCGGTCAGACGGCGGGGAAATGGAGATGGGTTCGAGTTCGGACATGGCAGGCGTTTCGATGGAAAACGCTGCTCATGCTATTAACCGAGGGCACTTCGCGTAACGTGATTTAGCGGGTGTGAGCGGGGCTGGCGCTATGCTTGTTTGGGCCGATACCAAGCCGCGCGCTGGCCGCCCGCATCACGATATCGAAGCTCGAACAGGCGAGATTCGTGCACGACCTGCCGCCAACTGCTGCAGCCGTACTTGGCGGGCAGGTGTTCGGGGAGCCTCTCTGCGATCCAGCGTCCTGCCGAGGCAACCGGCGTCCAGCCCTCGACGGCCAATTCAGCGGTGGCTTCCCGCAGCGCGCGCACGATCCCTGCGGCAGGCCAATCCACCGAACCATCCGGCGCGATGCCGTGGATCACCAGATCGTGAAAGGCATCGGACTGGGCGAATTCCGCCGCCAAACGTCGGGCCTGATCCATGTGCTCGGCCCAGCCCCGCAGTTGCTCGAAGCGCTGATCGATGCGACCGTAGGCGACCGTCAGGGTGTCATGCGCGCCACGGCATCCGTCCAGGCTCCAAAGGTCGTGCTGGTCGATGAAATGGTGCACCAGGTTGTTCCGTAGCAGCACCAGTTCCTTCAAGTCATTCTGCGTCCTGTCGTAATCCTCGGCCGACATGCGCAGGCTCATCTTTACCTTGAACGAGATGATGTCGTCGCGTGCATCGGGCTCGGAAGCATCCTCCACCTCATCGGTGGTGACATACGAACCGAGGAGTGTGCCGACCAAGGTGCCCAGCGTTTTGCTGGCGGCATCCGCGATGCGCTGCTCCTGATTCGACGCCAGCGGTGATCCAGCAGCCGAGATTTCGTGGTGG